CACCGTCTTGTGCGGGGGCACTACCATCAGAACTTCCTCCGTAGCTATAAGCATAACGCTTATGGAAGGAAGGTCGTCTCTCAGTAAATTTAAACTGAGGGTCGTCACATGGTTTCTTAGACAGTTTTGAAACTAAACGGAAGAATGGGTCTTGGGCTATTGCCAGCTCAGAAACCCTACTTCCGAAGTTATATTTCCGTCTAAGGTCACCAGTCGAAAGACTACTATTATCATCAGCAACACCTAAGTTGCCCAGATTAAATAAATCAGCCATTTGACTTGCTCCTATTCTATTTAGGGTTTAGCAGATGGCTAATAGTCTAATTCATTTAGCTATTAACCAAATGCGTGTTCTAGTTCCTTGTCAACCCCTAGTATAGAATCGAAAATTTGAGCATCTTCTGAAGTCTCTACTTTTGTAGAACCTTTAGTCGCAAGTGATTTTGGTCGTTGTTGAGTCTCTTGAACTTTACGAACGGCATTTCCACTAGCAGATTTGGCGATGTTTTCTTCTCTTAAACCTCTGTTCTTCAGATAGTATATATCATCCAAAGATAATGATTGATTTTCTGCAAATGTTTTAAAGTCATTCCATTCAGAATCATTCATATCATGCTTAGATTTAAAATCTGATAACTGTCTTTCAAGAGTAAACTCTTTCTTTTGTTTATCAAGTTCATTATTAAGCTTTCTTTGAACAACTCCATCAATAGTAGCATTTAACACTTTTGCTGAATCACTATCAGGATTACCAACTGCTTCATCGGGGTCAAAAATAAAATCTTCACCAAGATTCATTTTCTCAACCATACTTTGTGGGGCTTGACCACCACCGTCAAAATAGCCTTTCACATGAGAGACTAAATTGGGGTCTTTACGCATTTCATCAAGTATAGGTAAGTATGGTTCGAGTTCAGACAAACGTCGGTTAAGACGTTTACCCTCTGCACTAGAATCTGAATACCTTTTTTTGAGAGTCTCGATGTCCTCTTGCTGAGCTTCGCCAGTTAGTTCTTCTACTTCTTGTGTGTTATCACCTTGAGTTTCTGAGGCTGTTGAAGTTTCATTTTCAATATTGTCTACAATTGCACCATTGACTTCTTGCTCTAATTGACCAAAAAAGTCATCTTGTGCATCATCTGAAATAAAACTTTCGGGGGCAGAATTTACTTCTGCGTTGCCTACTTGTGCTTCTTCCATTTATATAGCCTTTATTTTAATTTGTTGAATTTACTTTTTTTCTTTGCTATCTTGCAAATTCTTTTTTCTATCTTCATCTAAAACTTTTCTGTAATATTTTTGTTGAGCTTTTGTCTCCATCATATCTCTGTCTACCTCTTTAGAGCCTGTCTCAATATTATGTCTAATACCTGCTTGTACTAATTGTCTGCTTAGAGTCTCTATTGTTCCATCTTTATCTTTTACAGCTTCATCTAATTGCTCTACTTGTTTTTGCAACTGAGCAACCATAGATTTTCTTTCAATTATATTTTCTTTCCCTCTTACATCTGTCTCAGCTAACATAGCAATATCATCAATAAGACCAGCTTGATACCATCTAAAATACTCTTCAATTAATGCCCATCTATTTACTGGCATAGAAGCACCAGCTACAATTCTAATATCAAACCTTGAACTTGCATAATCAGACCACTTATTTATTTCTTCCCCATAATCATTATAAATAGGGATATTAATTCTTGTTTCTTTTTCAACATAATCACCGCCAGCATTAGGTTGAACTATTCTAAATACTTTATCAACAGTATAATGAGTTTGTGCAATTTCTTTGAATGCGATTCCAACTTGCTCCAAAGCAGGTTCTAAAATAGAACCCATCCATGCTTTAATTCTCCTTGTTCCAAATTCATCATTAGCTAAAAGACCTCTATATGTATCTGGCTGCTGTGTAGTAAAACCCATCATAGAACTTGGTATCCCAGCAATATATTCCATATCGGACTTACCTTGCTCTGTAATAGTATAAAAAGCATTATTAATAGCGGCAGGTAAAATTGGAGTTGGTGGAGTAAATCCTTGTCTATATTTCAATAAAGCACCTGGAGCAGATGAGTATTGTTCCCACTCGTCTTCAGGAACAGAGCCCTCTTCATACATCCATCTAAGATTTGAAGCCAAATTTGCATTATGAATCATTACTTGATGAGCTTTATTAATCTCTTGTTGTTTGCCAATCATTGGAGATACAGCTGACATAGGATAAGGAGTTCCTGTATATAAATAAGGAACAGGTATGATTGGATATTCACGAATAGGTAATATATATTCGTATAATGTTATGTCCGAACCTAACGTACAAGTAATCTTAACTCTTGTCTCAAAATACTCTGATTCATTTACAATAGAAGCACTTATTTCTTCGTCTTGAATTAAAATTTCATACTCTTCTTTACTTACTACCTTTTCTTCAACCTTATTTAATCTCTCTTGAGTAGCATATTCAATTTCAGCTCTTTTTTGTTGTATACCGTCTCTTAGTGAGTCTTGTGCTTTTTTAATTTCTAATTCAGCTCTATCTCGTATTATTTCTCCAGCATTTAAGGCATTCTGAATCTGTATTATTTTTTCTTTGGTAGCAACAGCTATCTCATCTTCAAATTGCTTTAGCTTTTTATTAGCTACCATTTTTATATTATCTATATCTTCTTTAGTCGGATATACTTTAACGCTTAGATTGTAATATGGAACACGAATTTTTTCATAACACTCATGATATGGGATTAAATCATCCTTATCGCCCTCAGGAGAAACAGTAGTTATAATATCTTCAGGTATAATTGCACTAGACTCTCCTCTATCTGCTTGAGAATAAGCATCGATTGAACCCTGCTCACTGGCTTTATTTACTTTTCTAATATCCTCAGGAAACATTGATTTTAACTGTTCTCTCGCTAAAACTTTTCTAATAATGATAAAAGAAGCATCTCTGTAAAGAAAATCACGGCTCATTGGGTCTGGGAAGACATCAAAAGGGTCTATTTTCTTAAAAACAACATCCCCTTTACCATTATCTAAATCTTGGTCAATATCTATAAAGAAATATCCCATCCCCTTAGTAAGTGAATCTAATATTACATTCCCATAAACTGCTTTACCATTTGATAAACTCCAGCAATATTCAGATATGTCGCTATGGACTTGTGCTATATTTGTATCGCTTCCCTCAACCGCCACAGCTTTCCACTTTGGGTTATTTGCTGTAACAAAATATTTCATTGTTTCTATAATAGGTGTTATTCTATTAATCTCAAAAGTAGGCATCCCTGATTCTTTCAATGAATCCTTTTCTTCTTCAGTCAATTGTTCATTAAGATAAAAATCATACCCTTTTTGACTTTCTGATTGCCATTTTATTCTCTCTTGAGAATTGGCAGTACTCCACATTTGATATATTCGTTCAGATTTTTTAGTTCTAGCCATATGTACCTTTACCTGATGTCATTACGAAACTAACCAACCTTTGGCTTTTCTTTTTGGTCTATACCACTCTCTAGTTTTTTCTTTTTTCTTCATATTTGGCGGGAAAGCGTGTAAAAGTGAATAAAACAGTGTCTCTATGGTGTCATCATGTGCCATTCTCGGGCCAAATGTAACAATTTCATGCTCTAAATCAAACATATTTTCTCTTAAATGTATATTTCCTGTACTAAAACGACCAGAAAGACCCGAATATATCTTATTTCTCTTCTCTCTTCCCCCTGGTTTCTCTGGAATAACGCTAATATCAAATTTGTTTTCTATTCTTCTTCTTTCATTTAATGCCTGGAAAACAGACCTATTCATAGCAACATCCTCAACAGTAGATGATATACAATGGTATTTTTGATGCATATCCATTATATAATCAACTACACCCTTTTTCCCTATAATCTTATCTCCACCATCCCTACCTGCTAAAGTAGGTATTGACCTATGCCTTTCATACTCCAAAACATACACATCATTCTCAGGAGTAAGAGCTACTGCCATTATAACTGAGAAATCAGCATTTTTAGTATTAATATCCGTTGCAGGGTCACAACCAACAAAGATATTGACAGGAATTTTTTCTCCTTCAATAGTGATGTAATTGACCCCATCTTCATGTTTGTAATATCCTTTCCAATACTTTATGTATTTTTTACCCCAAACTGCTTCGTCCTCATTTTGTACCTCAAGCTCATATTCTTGATAGTATCCATGTATTCTGCCTGCCTCCTCGTATTCCTTCTTCATCACATTTAATCTTTTTCGAGGGAAATATGACTCCCACAATACTCCTCCTGGCATTTCAGGTTGAGTAGATTTATAACTAATCACATCCCAAGTGTAATCATCTTTATTCTCTGCTTTTTCATAACCATCTAATATGTTTTGACATAAACTATCAAAATGGACAGGGGTTCCTGCAAATATTAATCTTCCACTATGTAAATCAAGAGCAGGCTTTACACCATTATATACAATATTCTTAATTTTTTCTCTTGCATCTTGAGTCACAGTATTTGTTTCACTCTCCGTATCGTCAAGAGCTACTACATCATATCGTTTTCCTAGATAATTTTCCCCTCTTACACTCGACAGATTAGAACGACTAATCAATTTTGCTCCAGTAGTAGTAACAATATCAGTTTCTGTCCATTTATCGCCAACAATATTACCAAAATAATATTGGATTACCTCATTAGATGCAAAATGTTGTTTAAGATATTGAAGATTTAATATAGATTTTCTATGATTATCGGACACCCAAGCTATAAACATTAACTCATCTGGTTTCTTGAACAAAATCTTATGCATAAGGAAAGTCTTAAACAATTGAGTCTTACCACTCCCTCTAGGCAGGATTAAAGCCAAAGACTTAGTAGTAGGTTCTAATAACGCATCTCCTATCTCGTAATGGAATGGAGGGGATTTAGATTTGCCAAAATCGCCAGGAAGGAAAAGCTTACCAAATGCAATTAAGTCAGTTCTGGCTAATTCTAATACTTTTTCGGCTTCAGAGACATCTCTGGAGTTAATATTAGCCATTATTTAATTTAAATTTATCTTTATTTGGTAGTTTTCTAGTGTCAAGCACTTCTTTAATATATTCTTTAAACATCTCTGCTCCTTTAAATCTTGGAGGAGGGTATATCTTGTCTTCATTTATCATAAAGAATCTACACATATTGCCTAAGTCCTCAAACGAGACTGGATTATTATAATATAACAATATTTCATCTTCAGGGTGTTTTTTACCTTGAACTACAGTCCATTTTTTAATTACACCCATTATTTTTTACTCCTTTTCCAAGTCAAATATTCAGCGCCCTCATTTGGTTCAAATATGGTCGTTATAAGTCGAGGGTCGTTATCTGCGTATTGAGGGTCGATAATTGTGACTGGACATTTGAATACATTTTGGTCAGGCAATCCCTTGTCTTCAGCGTATCTATCCATTTCTTTATAAGATGCGATTCTAAGTGCATGGGATATTAGTCCACTTGAAGGGTCTTTCAATACTTGGTATCCACTAACATGGGTATGTCCTGCCGTTAGTACATGGTCACGCCAGCCCATTTGTATTGCTTTTACTAGCCCATGAGCAGTATTCCACATTGAATGACCTGCAAAATTATGTCTTGCATTTATTCTAACTTGCTTTTTATTGGGGAATATTAAGTTCATCCTTACACCATTATTACTAAAGATTCCATTACTTTGGCTGCACATCCATTCTAATGGGTCACCTGCCCCACTCCAAGCATCATGATTACCTCCAACTAAGTATAACCAATCAACTTTTGAAATAAAATGTTCAGTTAATCGCCAAGATTCTTTAGCTGAAGAAGATTGTTCTCCATAAAGACGAGCTAATCTACCAATCCAGTTGTTCTGATTGTCTCCAATGTTACCACCAAACATACCCTCTGTCTTTTGAATTAACTCTGCGTGCATTAAAAGTTCTGCAATATTAGTACCATCATCATCTATATGGGGGTCACCGAAATGAGCAATCCCAACAGGCCCATCCATATTGATTTTAACATTAATAAGATTCTCAGCATTTTTTGCTTTACTCTTTAATGCATACTTTTTAATCCTATTTTCAATCAAATCACCTATTGGCTCATTACCTGTAGGAACATCTTCGACTGTAAAGTCTTCAATTAACTTCTCTTTATTAACAATAGATTTCCATTTACGGATTGTCCTTATATGAACACCCATTATTTCAGCTGCATACCTATTATTATATTCATTAGCTAGCTGAGTCGCTTTTTTATAATCGTTTATACCAAATTTTCTATGATTTTGTGTACTCACTTACTCTCTCCCTCAGTTAGTTCTTTTCTTTCAGCCTGTGCCAGTTGTTTTGGAGAAAAACCTTGAAACATACCAACGATACCTACATCTCGTTTAGTAGTAGGATTCGATGTCCCAATAATTTTACCTAATTCTTTTAAAGATTGGAGGACTACATTCTCCTCTTCTCCTGTATCTGCTAATGCTTTTAGCCTGCGAAGTACATATTCGTGGTCAATGCCAAGCCCTTTTGCTATATCAACAACACCTTTTTCTACTTCATTCATAATTCTCTCCTGTTTTAATAGTAGAACTGCCTTCTTTTTTGCTTTATTGAAATCATTTTCTTTGTATATGTTTTGGACAGCACTTACAGCATCCTTACCTACAATAACTTCAGTAGCAAATAGCTTTTCTTTTTTAGTAATATTTTTTCGTTTTTTAAAATTATCGTTAGCCCTCTTTAAATTCTTAGAAAATGTATACCTATTTGGGTGCATATCAAAATCTGTGTCCATCTCAGTTTTATCATTTAGTAAAAATGTACCAACAACAGTTCTTACATAGCCTTTATGTGCTTTCCAATTTTTTCTATCTGATGGATGTGATATGTCACTTCTTTTTAATATTTCGACAACTCCTCCATCGTCTGCAATCACCCAATCTCCCTCTTGTGGGTCGTCTTTCCACTTTTTAACAGTTGTATGTTTCTTTATTTTCTTAAATTCAGCAATATTATCATATACAAAATGTTTTTTGCCCTTTATTTCTTTATAATTCATAACCCTTCTTCTTTAGCTTTTCATTCTCAGTAGCCAAAGAATCAATTAATCGGAGTACTTTTCTAGGAATAACATACGCAGAACCATCTATATCAATGATTCCCTTGCCGTCATCTCCAATAGACATACTCTCTAAAGCCTCCTCTAGCTCTTCAAACGTCTTGTTTGATAGATTATTTATTATCTCAGCCATTGTAGAATCTATAACTGCCCACGTTATATATACAAATTATAAAAAAAATATTTTATGTACGCCAGGAGTGTATTTTATCTAAAGACGCTTGGAGATTTTT